CAATGAATTTACTTCATCTGGGTTTTTACCTATAATGGTATATACAACTACAGATAATGAACCTACAATCATACCAATTATAGATACAAATATATCTTTGTTTTCTCTAGGTATTTGATAAAAACTTAAAAATAATAATAAAGCTATTACCAATAAAAATATTCCTGCTGCTCCTATGTAATGTCTTAAATCTTTTTTATATCCGTTCATTTTATAATCTTTTTGTACCTCGTGTTCCTCTTACTCCTTTTAATATTGGTTTTTCTGGTTTTTCATCTTTTATATTTAAACTCCATTTACTCCATCCTAATGCAAATGCAACTCTTACCATTATAGCATGTTCGGTTTCCATTGCTGATTTAATATTATCCATTTTTCTTAATATTCTTTCAGCTGGAACATTAAAAAATTCTAGACCAGTTGCGGCTGCTCTAAGATGAGTATTATCTATACTAAAATCATTCATTTTTTCTTTATATTGTTTCCATGAATAATACCTTTCTATTGTTCTTATTTTTCTAAGTTTTGCAGAAAGCGATGGTGATATACCAACTAATTCCATATCTGTATCATCAAATCCTCTACCAATTTCTTTTTTTCTTTTAATATGATCAAGTATACTAAGTCCTGCAGCACCTAAAGCACCATACATTCCAGTACCTCTTAATAAAGTATTTAGCATACCATTTAATCCATCAGCAAGTTTTTGTTGATTACTAACTAATTTTTTTTCATCATCTTCTTCATCATCAAAAAGCATTGCAAATAATCCTTGTTGTAAACCTGTAAAAATTGCGTTTTGCACTGCACCATAATATAAAATTTTTGAAATATTAGTTTTAGGATCTCCTCTGCCGTAAGATAAGTCTAAAACAGCTTTTTTAATTAATCTACTATATTGCATAGGTGTGTTCGCAAAGTTTAAAATAAAGCGACCTAAACTACTTCTTTGTTGGCGTGAAAGCTTATCAGGCCTAGATGATTGTTGGCTTTCTTCTGTAAGTTCTTGAAATTGTAAAAAGGCTTCTTTTTCTGCTTCTTTTTTACTCATTCCTTTTTTCATAAGAGAGTTAATTCTATTTCTATAAAAAGTAGCACCTCCTGTAACAATTGCTATTGAATCCGCAACTTGTGTTAATACAAAACCTTTTTTCAAAAGAGTTGCAGCTAATCGGTTTACTATATTACCACTTTCGTCTGCTGCTCTTGCAATGTCATCTGCATTTATATCTGTTCTTAAACCGCCTCTTCTACCTTTTAAGAAATCTGAATTATAAAGAAATGCAATATCTTTATAATATTGTTTTGTATTTGCAACCGCTGCTGCTGCTGCTATAGGATTATTATCTGAAAGATTTAAAAAGTTAATAGATGAAATCATCTGTAAAAGAGCAGAACGCGCATTTAAAAACATTATAGTACCTACTGAACCTGTAATCCAGTTTGTTAATGCTTTTTCAAACGGAAGTCTTGAACCAAATATTCTGTTTCTTCCCGTTTTCATTGCTTGTAAAGCATCTTTTAAACTTTTAACATATTCTTCGCCATATAAACTTTCTAGTTTATTTAAATTATCTTGGCTAAATATTTCATCAGCATTTTGTTGCCATTCTTCTAAAAATTTAGTTCTTTTCTCTCCATTAATATTACTTAATAAATCTGTTTGGATGCCGCCACCAACCCAGCCTTGAGATGGACTTGGATAACCTTCAGGAAAAAGATCCATTAGCTCTTTAGCCATTTGTTTTAATCCAGGATTATTTCTAACTAACTTCTTTGCGGCATCAATCTTGTCTTGGCTTAATTCTAAACTATTAATTACACTAGCATCATCGGCTACATTTATATCAATCATGCCCTGTTTATCCCATATAAATATCCTAATAGCATGCTCATTTGTTAAATTAGATTCTTTATCATATACATCTTTTAAACCTTTAGGAATAAACTTTTTTACTTTATTTTTTAATACTGCCCATTTTAAAAGAGCTTGCTGTCTTGCTACTTCATATTTTCTTATACCTTCTGCAAATGGTTTATATAATGTTTCTTTATAAAACTCCATTTGTTGTTCACCTAATTTTCCTTTACCTAATGTTTCATAAAGTAATCCAGCAAAATCTTCAGCTTGATAAGGTATACCAAAAAATTTTTTAAATAAACTTTGTGTTTTTTGTTTACCAGCAATTTTAGCATCATTTTTTTGAATTCTTTTTCTCCAATCAATACCTTCTGAATTTTGTAAAAGCTTATTAAATAAATCGCTTAAAGATGTTCCTTTTGTATTTCCTACAACTTTATTCCCTTTTTTTCTAAATCTTATACCAAAACCCATATAAGTTATATCTTCATCTTTTGGTTTTGATATTATATTACTTTTCCAATATCTTATTATAGGATTATTAAAAACATCAAACTTTGATCCATCTTCATTATCAGGCATTTTATCTTTATAGCCAGCTTTATCAATTTTGTCATTTAAAACTTTAGGTATAAAACTTATTGAATATGATCTAGTAATACTTAACAAACCATCAAAATTTTTAATTCCTCCTGTTATATAAGGCATTAGAACGTTTTCAACAAACCAGCTTATTGGAGGATTATGTTCGGCTATAAATTTTTTGTTTTTATATTTTTTATCATTTAAAATATCTAGTAGTTCTCCATGCTGCCTAAAAGGAAACATACCTTTAATTACACCTCTTTGACTACTTGATAATAGTTTAAGAGTAAAAAAAGCATTTTTTAATACTTCTTTTTTTGCAGTTTCATTTGTAGCAGCTTTATATTCATCAATAAATCCTTGTAAAAGTTTTTTTGCTATTATTATATTTTTATCAGAATTTTCATTTGCCAATGCTTCAAAAGCTGAAATATTTTTTTGAGCGTTTACAACATGATGTTTTTTGTCCCATAGCATTCTTTTTTTAGATGAATCAAGTTTAATTGCCTTACCATTGATTTTAATTCCACTTTGATTAGCACTAAATAAGGGTACATTTTCTGTTTCTTTTGTTACTTTATTTTTATTTAATAATTCTATGTCTTTAAAAATGCTTTTTAATAAATTTACATAGTTATCATATTTAATTTTTTGATTATCTTGTTTAGGTTCGTTAGCTAAATATCTTGTTTTACCATTATATTTACCTTTTCTTAAATCAGGAAAGTAACTATTATGAAATTCAGCTATATAATTATTTTTATCCTCTTCAGTTTCTAATTCATTATATTCTTTTATAATTCTTTTTTGAAATACACCATTTTTATTTTCTATTTCAATTATTCCTTGAGTTTCAATCGCATTTTTATATTTTTCAATTAGTTTAGCTAAAGCTTTTTGTGCTTTCTTACGATTTTTTTCATTTACAAACTCAGTAATTAGTTCTTTATGTTTTGTAAAAGTATTTGCTAATTCGTCAACTTCATATTGATTAACATCTTCAAATTTACCTTGTTTTAAATCGCTTATAGCTTTATCTATAGCATCAATTAAAGGAGTTCCAGCTTCTACTAATTTTTTAACGCCTTTAAGCATTAATTTTACAGCAGTAGTTACACCTGCATCAGATAATAAATTTTCTCTTTGAAATTTATCTAACTCTTCTATGGATCTATCAATTGCTTGTATTAATCTAGTTGCAAAACCAGGTTCTAATTTTTCACCTTGTAATTCTTGTACTTCTTTAAATCTTTTTGCAATTTCTGGATCAGCTATAGCTTGAACAATTTGATCTAATCCTAATTCATCTGCCAATACTTGAGCTAAAGCACCTTTTCTAGAAGATTTTGTTTTCCCCCAAGAATCACCTGACATTGCTTTGGGTTGTTTAGTAAAATAATCAATCCATTGTTCTTTAGTAATAGGAGGTCTTTTATAAACAAATTTTCCTTCAGGTGTTTTTTCTCTTACAGCTTTACCTTGTTCGTCTAATACTTTTTGTGTAAATAACTGTGAAAATCTTTTATTAAGAGTAGCTTGTGGAATACTTTTAAATATATTTTCAAAATTATCAGATAAAAATTCTTTATAACTAAGATCAACTTTAAATACATCTGTTTTAAATGTTTTAAACAAATCATCTCTTAATGCTTTAACAATTTCAGACTTTATAGCTCTTTTATTTGCAAGCTGTGGTAATTTAGTACCTAATATTTTTTTAGCAGATTCAACAATTTTTTTCCTAACTTTTTCGTCAAGATTTAATTTATCAGTTATTTTTTCTATATTTTCAATCTGTTGTTCTGCAGTTTTTCCTGCTAATTTTTTTGTAACATTTTCAGCTAACTCATCAAAATCTTTTTTCAATACTCTATTTGAAGCTTCAATTGCCCTTACTCCAATCATATTATTTATAAATCCTGATAAAGGTGCAACCGGTTTGTTTTCTTTTTGTGCTTTTGTAACGTATTTTTTATAATTTCTTAAAAGATCTATTACACCTCTTTTACCTGATAATATTTCATTTGTTAATATATCTAAATCAAAGCCAGGTGCATTTTTTCTTTTTGAAGCAATTCTAGCTGCCATTGATCTATATTTTTCAAGTATTTTGCCTTCAGCTTGTTTTATTTTTTCTTTATCAGTTTCATTAGCAATTTCTTCTTCATATATTTTATTTACCTCTGCAGCTTGTTTATTTGATTTAGCAGCAACTTTACCCGCTACACCTAATATATTTTTTTTAGCGCTTAAAAAGGCTTCCTTGTATCCTTCAATGGCTTCGTTATATTCAGAATCAGTAATTTCACCATTGTCAATTTTTTCTCTTAACTCATTAACTTTTTTAACCTGTAGCGCAGCCAATTGGCTCATCGTTTTTACTTGATCGTAATCTTCTTTTTCTGCAGTAAATAAAATACCATTTTTTTGAGTAATCCCAAATTTTATTTTATTTTCTAATTTTTCAATTCTTTTTCTTATACCTTCAGCAACTGTTGGATCTTTTGTTACAGCTAATTTTGCCCTAGCTTTTGCAAGAGCATTAATATTTTTTTCTAACCTAGCAATTTCTTCTTGGGTTCTTGTGTTGCCAACTAAAGCATATGCATATTGAAGATCTTGAGCACTTGTATTACGCATTATATTTATAGCTCCACCGCCAAACGCTCCTTGAAAAAATTGTTCAAGAGCATCTTTTGATGAATAATATTCTTCCAATGCTTTGGTCATTGAATTTAATCTATCAAAATCTGTTTTAGATTTATCAAGTGCAACCTGTGCATTTATAGCTTCTAATGCACCTTGTGTATATTCTGTACTACCTTCACCAGTTGATGCCCATGCAGCATTAAATATTCTTTTTTGAATACTAGGCGCCATTTCCATAATTTTTCTTGTAGCACCTTTAAAGCCAATATATTCTAAACTGGTACCTGCTAATCCATATGAAAAAGGTTCAATATAATCAATATCTTTTTCGTCTATTAATTGTTCAATAGATTTACCTTGCGAGGCTGCTTTTTGTTGATTATAATCTATAATAGATTTAGAAATCATATCTGCACCCATTAATAATATACCTGCAGGGGTTCTTCCTCCCATCATTTCTATAGCAGAGCCACCAAAAGAAGCTAAACTATTAAGAGCCCCTGAAATAATACTTTCTCCTCCTTCTTGAAATGTTTTAGCTTCTGTTACATCAGTAAATCCTTTTTCAACTAATTTAGCACTTCTTTCTTCTGAAGCCTGCATTTTAAATAAGTTAGGCTCTACAATATCTTTATTGCCAAGTAACATTCCAACCGCAGCATTAATTTGATTATCTAATACAGAAAATCTTTCAAGTTGTCTTAACGGTGCCTCAATAAAAGCAGCAGCAGCACCTTCTCCAAAATCATATGGTTTAAGTCTTTCTATAGGTTCTCCGGTTTCTTTATCAACTTTATCTGGAGGCATTCCTCCAAATATAACACCACCCAAAAATACCCGTTTACTAGCTTCTTTTAATGCTTCTAAAAAAGTAAGATCTCTAGTCGTTTCTTCTTTATAATCTATAATTTTACCCTCGTCATCTCTATTATAATATTTATCTTTGAATGCTTCCATCCTATCTTCAAAGTAATTGTTTTGAAAATAAGAAAGCTGTTTAAGCTTATTAGCCAAATCAAGAGGCGGGGGAGCAAGCTTAGCATCTGGATATTGTAATAAAAATTTTTCTCTATTATTATTAGATACCCGAAATGTTTTCTTTTGATCGTCTATAATAACTTCGTAATCTGGCATAAAATTATATTTCTTTGTAATTTGTTTTTAATTCTTCATTAACCTGTCTTATTGCTTCGTTAATTTGTGTTCTTGTAAATTCTTGGTTTACGGAAGTCATGTTTAATCTTTTTTTAACTAGCCTAGGTAAATCTTTCTTTTCTTTAACAGATACAGTGTCATCAAAAAATGTTTCGTCTACATTTGTTTTAGCAGTAACAGGCAATCCTTCTCTAATTTCTAATTCTTTTTGTGATGGAATAGCAAAACCTCTTTTACCATATATTATCTCATTAGCTTTTATTTCAGCATCAAGATCAGATATACCGGTTAATTTAAAAGCACTTATAACTACCTGAACTAAACTTGCATTTGATCTTAAGCGAACTTTTCTGTTTGTAGTTTGTTCTCTCATTTCTAACTCAATAATTTCGTTATTCTTATTAGCTATAAAAGCAGCATCAATTCCTAATTTATTTAAAGCACCAAGAAATGTTTGATCATTAGTTGTAGGTATTTTATATTGATTAGGACTACCTATAATAACACCTATATTATTAAGCTTAAATCCTAATTCTTCTCTAATAGTAGGAGAAACTAATTTATCAGATCTAAGTTGTGCACTTTGTAGTGCAATTTTTCTTTTTTTATCAGCTTCAGTATCTTTGCCAGGGCTTTTTACAGGATCAGCAGGTGCATTGTTAAATCCTATATCGTATTGTGTTTTAACAGCTTTTTTAACATTATCTTTAATATAATTCAATAAATATTCTCTATATGGTAATCCAGAATCTGATACTATTTGTTTTACACCTGTAGAACTAGCATTTAATAAACCATCATCTGCGTAGTCTTGTTTTAATGCTTCTTTAAGCATTTGCTTTTGTTCCATATTATCAGACTCAGTTTCTTTATCTACACTTTCGTTTGAAATATAATCTACCACTATGCTTGCTAATCCTGCATTATTCATTTGATTTATATCCGATCCCTTAAATTTTTGTTCTACCATTTGATCAAACAATTCTTCAGGTACTTTTTTATATCCTTGTTCCAAACCCAAAGATTGAAAATCAGCTAATAGTTTATTATAACCTACAGTTTCTTTTATTATTTCTTGATTACCTTCAGCAAACAATTCTTGTGCATTTACCATTTTTTTATTTTTACCCTCGCCTAATATAAAATTTTCACCGTCCCATTGAAATTGACCTGTTGCTATCATTCTAGCATTTGATAGTCGCTCAGCATCGTTTAAATCACTTAATTGGCTAGTTTCAAGTTTACGAAAATTATCTTGAAATTCTAAAAACTGTTGATTAAAAGATGTAATTTCATCTATTTGAGAATTATAATTTTGTAAAGCTATAACTTGATCCTCTTTAGAAACATTAGGATCTAATAGTGTTTGCCTAAACTGTTGTTGTAACTGCATTGCCTTATTTGTAGCATATCCTTGCATTTCAGGTGCAATTTTACTTTTTTGTAAAGTATCACCTCGTGCTAAAAGCTGAAGTCTAAAAGCTTCACTTTTTTCTTTTTCAGCTCTTTCTAATGCCTCTTGTCTTAAAAATGCTGCCTCACCCCTGAGCACAGCTTGTCTTACAACACCTGTTACATCTACGAATTTATTTGCTGCATCTCGTGCGCCTCTTATTAATGCTAAATTTGCCATATTATATTGTTTTACATTCCTCCCGCTGCTAGTCTACCGGCGCCTACAGCTACATTAGCTATACCACCAACTAAACCTTGAGTAGCTTTTTCTCTTGCCGCATCAGCTGCGGCTTTTCTTTGTTGAGCCATACCTAATAAAGTTTCTGTTCTTCCAAATTCTTTTGCTTCTAATTCAGCTGCGCCTTTTGCTCTTGCAGCTTCTAAGTTTTGTTGGCCTTTAGCTCTTTGTAATTGATTTGCTCGTTCTTGTTGCCCTATACTTGCAGCTGAAGCCTGTAAATTAGCTGAGCTTTGTTGTGCAAGTGTTTGAGCAAGTGCTGCAATACCAGAACCTCCTGCTGCTTGCTGTAATCCGCCTAAAGTTCCTGCAAGTGCTTGTTGTTGTTGTTGAGATTGAAACTGAGCTTGTTGTTGATTAACAGTTAAATCCTCAAAAGGATTAGTCATGTTTCTAGTACTGTCTTTAAACTCAAACTGTTCGTAATCTTGTTTTCTTTGTTTTAATTCTTGCTCTGCAGCTCTTTGTTCTCTTCTTCTTTTACCGCCACCTATTAAGCCTCCAACTATACCGGTTAAGCCTTCTGCTATTTGTCCAAAAGCACCACCGCCACCACCTTTAGCGGCTTGAGCTCCAGCTGCACCACCAGCACCTTTACCTATAGCCCCTAAAGCTTTACCTACACCGGTTTTTTGACCTCCTAGTGCTAAAAAATTTTGTCTTGTATCACTGTATCCTTGTTGTTTTGCTTGTCTATATGTTCCGTCATATAAACTTCCAACACCAATATCTCCTGTACTCATAATTATTTACTACTTAAGTTAACTTCAGAATTTACTGCATATAATTCACAGAATTCTGTTGATGTATTTTTAAAAGTTGTTGTGGCATGATAGCCAAGCACCCCATTACTATGTATTACATTATTTTTATTAAACATAAAGTATGCATTGTCTTGAGGTGGTTTAGCTGTAGAAAGCACATTAACTACAAAAGATAATCTATCTTCTGCTACGCTTACACAGCTTCCAAGTTGTATTTTATTGCCAGCAGTATCTAAATAATAAATTAGATCTGTAGGCTGTAAAGATACATTTATTTTTTTTGTAAAGGTAATACTTTTATTAGCCATAATTATAATTAATTTATTGAGGTCCAAAATGAGGTCCTACTACTGTAGTTCTTGATCCAGATGCAGTACATCCTATAAAGTTTTTTATTTTCGTTATATCATGCTTTTGAGAATTAGCTGAATCTATTAAAGCGTTCATTGTAAATCGTGTTTTAGATGCTAAACCTATAAAAGCATTTGGAAGAGCTATAAATTCAATTGAACCATTTGAACCAGAACCAGGAACATAAGGAACATCTTTTATTATTAAAATAATATTTTGAGAGTTATTTACTTTAATTTCATATTGTAATTTATAATAATCAAATCCTGCATCTTTAGCTTTCATATTTATAAATCTTGGAAAAGGACCGTCTGGTTTTAAAAGATTAAAATATTGACTACTTCTTGAAGTAACTTTAAAATATATTCCATACATTTTTTGAAATATACTTAATACTCCATTACCTACAACATGAAACGCTATAGAAACAAACCTTGTAACTCCTCCTGGAACTAAACTAAATGAAAAATGACGAAATCTATCAAAAATAAATGGGTATTTATTTTTAAGTATATCATCATAGTTTTTATAAACTTCCTGAGTTGCATATATTTTTTGTAATCTATAATATGTATCATTAGGTACTCCTCCAGAATTATTAAATATAGGTATTGTATTATTTGCAAGTGCAACTGAACCTATAATTGGTTTAAATTGAGGTCTAGCTGTTCTTCCATCTTGTACTGTTGTATTTGATGCAAATAAAACTATTTCTTGAAGAAATCTAGGGGGAACAGCTTTAGCGTCTACACATGCATCTAATATTTCTTTTACTCCATCTACATAAATACCTCCTACTTTATATACTTTATCATTAATTTTATCTTTAATATATTGATCAAACCCATAGCGATTAGAAGCTGTATAAGCTCTACTATTTCCTGTAATAATAGGAGTCCAAGCACCTAGTTTAACTTCCGTGCTAGTTGCGTCGCTGTTATATATTAATATAGTATTATTATCATTAGCATCTTTACAAGCTTCATTTTTAGAGCTTTTAATATGAGTTCCTTTTGTTTTCATATCTTCTTTATGATCTATTGCAAATTGAAGTCTTGCTCTTCCAGAAGTTAATGAGTTTGATGTAACTGTATGTATATTAATTAATATATTTATAGTTGCAGTTAAATTATTATTACTAAGAACAACAGGCCCAGCAACAGTAACAGCCGATCCACCACCGGCAGGTGTATAACTTCCCGCTGCAGCAAGCTCAAACTCTCCATTTCCTGACATATCTTTTATTCTGTAATTAGAAGAATATGTAGATGCATTTGCAAATTTAGATATTCTTGCAAGTCCGGCAGGAGAATTAATTCCACTATTACTTCTATTTGGCCCATATTGAGTAGCTGTATCTTTAAATCTATTAATAGTATATGTAAATTGTACTAATCTTTTAGTTCCAGACACAGAAGAAATTTCTGTAATTTTATTTGTCATTTTACTACCAATTGGTCTAGCATCTGTGTTAGATCTAGGCCATGATAACATTTTTACTGCACGAAAACCATTATCAAAACCTTGAATTAATCTTAATTCATCTAAACTTGCTCCTTCAGAAGGAGCGATAACGGGATAGCCATGTATTGATTCTATAGATAATTGATAATCATTTACAGTTGCCGCGGCTTCTATAATATCTTGTGTTGGTTTAACTGTTAATGTTTTATTTACATTTGGAAACGTAAAATTGCCTAACAATAATCTTATTATAGCTATAGTTCCTTTTGCTGCAGTTTGAAATTGAAGTTTACCGTCTGTTTCATATGTATTAGTAACATTAGTTGAACCATCAAATAATTGGAATTCATCTAATCCTAATCCACTTATTAATTGTTTTCCACTAGTTGTTGTTATTTTAATATCTGTTTGAGTAGTTGATGTAGCATCTGAACCAGCTATTCCTTGTATTGTTGTACTACCTGTAATTGCAGTAGTATAATCATCATTACTACCGGTATCATGAGTGTTTTGAGAATCACTATAATTAATTGTTAATGTTACTAATCTATTCACAAATTTATTTAAATCTAATAATATATTTCTACCACCAAAAATATTAATCATAGAAATTTTATAATCTATTGTAACAATGTGATCCGTTGAATTTGTTGTACCAACACTTATGTTAAATTTAGGAAAAGTTACATTGTCTATTCTTTGAGTATCTAATGGATTAGGATTATCGGTATCTCCATCAAAATCATCAGGAAAAATTGCATTTCTAATAATTTGATATGCATAAGAAGAATTTAAAGTTAATTGTAAAGAATCACTTCTTATTGCAGAACTACGAGTAAATATAGAGTATTCATTATCAGCAAACTTAGGAGAGGTAGAAATATCATCATGTACAATTTTTAAATTAATTTTATTATTTGCAACTGCTGATCTTGTAAATGTTATTATAGTAGCTCCAAAATTAGTACCAAATTCTGTTTTATTTCCAACTCTAAATGTTAATGTATATGTTCTTGCTACAGTATAATCGGTATCGTCAAATTCTAATGGAATTTCAAATTCTTCAGAATCATTTATAATAATTGTTTGCGTAGTTAATAAGGTGCCAGCTCTTTTAAATTCATAAACAAACTCTGCATTTTTTTCTCCTTTTACTAAAACGGTTTTAAATTCACTTTTATTTAATAAAGTTAAAGTATTATCAGTAACTTTTTTACTTACAATTATTGCATTTGGTATAACAAGCTGCTCTGCTGTAGCTGTTATAATATAATTTCTATTTGACTCATCAAATTGAGGTAAAACAGTTTTTTCTTGTATATCAACTATATCTTCAACATTAGGATCTTGTAATATATTTGAATTATTAAATATAGAAGGATTATCGATGGTAACAGCTGTTTTTAAAATTTTAAATCCTTGATTTGCTGTTATTTGTCTATTTACAATATTTACAATTTGCCCCGGTTGCCCTGTAATTGAATATGTGTTATTACCTAAATTATCAATACAACCACTTAAAGCTACAGTATAAGAGCCAGTTAAAGTAACATCTTTTTTTATTAACCTTCCCCCAGTAATTGGTATTTGAATATTAGTTGTTGTTGCAGGATAAAAATTAAACCCATGAGTATATGTAATTTTTACATTATCACCACTTTGTGTAAAAGTGCAATTTGTTCCTGAAAAATCAGAGGCTAATAATTTAAAATTATTTGTTTTAGGACTTAATATTAAATTAACTGTGCTTTTTGTAATAAGTTCACCTGGTTTATTATTAGGTAAAGCAACTGTACTTGAATTTATATTTAGTGTTGTTGAAATAGAAAAATTATATGTTGTATTAGGTCTATTATCTACTATAGTATCAATACTTGCTGGTCTACCTATACCTTGAAAATTAAACTTTTTTAAATCTAAATTTAATGCTGTTTTTGTTTCTCCTGAAATATTTGCAAAATATTTATTTTCTTTTCTTTTAAAAGATATATCATTAGAATTTTCTAAATCTGTTTTTATATCTGCCGTCCATCCTTTTGTACCCTCATAAACTAAAGTTTTAAATTTTTTAACAGTAGAAGGATCATCATTAATTTCTAATTGTACTTGTGAAAAACTTTGTACTCCATAAAAATTATTTCTAATAGCACCAGAATTGCCATGATGCCATAAATTACCATTATTAAAAGTATAATACTTACTATTTATAGAAACAGCAAATTCAGGAACAAAAGATTTTCTAGTTGGCCAACCATTTATTGCTTCTGAAAAACACACTGTATCTGCATCGGTTTCAAAAGACAAATTATATAATTGATTATCTTCATCAAATGAACCAAAAATAGTTTGAGTTGTTTCTAATCTATCACTAAAAAAGTCCCCCATATTAACATCTGAAATAGGTGTTAATCCATCTTTAGATAGTCTAAATACTTTTCCATTTTTACGATCAACAAAATAACATCTAAATCCAAAAACAGCAAAAGATTGAGGATCATTTGATATTCCATATTCACCATTATATTCAATAGGATTTCCTATAACATTAGAACTTGATATTAAATTTGTAGAGCCGTCAGCATTAAACAAAGCTGATTTATTTGCAGGAGTTCTTAAAATTTTATTTTCTAAAAAAACAACTAAACTATCATCCCATGAGTGAAGTTTTTGAATTCTTCCATATGAAGGTAAAAAATCTTTTGTTATTGTTTCTGCTTGTAAAAACTGATTAGAATTATTAACTGAAGATTTAGAATTTACAATACCTGAAAAAATTACACCATTAAATTTATGCTCTTCTTGATAGCCCTCCTCTAAAACTGTTGAAGCTTTTACACCGTTTTTTATGAAAGGAGCATTAAAATCATCTCTAATTCTATTAGATTCAACACCATTAGTAAAACTAAAACAATTATACCAATCTAATTTATTAATATTACCATGCTCCGATATTAAAAATGCTTTTTCTGTTTCAAAATAAATATCTAAATCTGTTTTTTGTCTTATAGGTTCAGTTTCAAAAATAGCAGGGTTTGTTGTAAAATTACTTTTTTCATCGTCTAAAGGCTTTAATAACTCAACAGTAATTCTATTATTTTGGTTTAATTCTGTATCAAATTCACATATAGTTTTAGTTATTCTTTGTCTTGTGTCATCCTCATTTTGAAATAATAATCTTACTTGTAAAACTTTTTGACCATTTCTTCTACTACATCTAAATTTAGCAGTTTCTTTTTGTATTCTACCTATTCTATATATTGTATCTTGATTTGAAAAACGCAATCTATCACCTATACTTAAAGCATTTAAGAAAAAAGTATCATCTGTTGGCCCTGTTTGTTCAAAAACTATACTTGCTTTAGTTCCATCTGCAAACTTATCATATGGTGTAACATCAGCTCCTTCACGTCCTCCTCCATTTACAAATATTGGTGTATGTTTGGGCCCACCTTTTCCAGTTCCATTACTTGTAAAATTATCTTTATTTCTATCTATTCCATCAAATAAAGCACTAGCATAAGAATAATATTCAATATTATCATCTAATGTTTCATTTTCAGCTACAGCTTGTTTTAGCGTACCGTCTGTTTCTAATTTAATAAAAAATCTTCCATTAAATTCAGGATCTCCTGCAAAAGCTTGATCTTCATAAATTTCCATATTTATATTAGCTTTAGGAGCATCTGTAGATTCATATAAAATATCTACATCATCACCAAAAGGTGTTTCAAATTTTACTTCAGCTTCATCTTGGCCATCCATATGATACCTTAATGATTTAATTCTATATTTTTTTGTTCTTTTACCTCCTACTTCAAATTTAACATATTTTCCAACTTTTAAATTTGTTTTAGTTATAGAATCAAATCCATAATCTCCACTAGGCGCATTAGCAAGAGTCCCATCTGAATTTACAGAATGTATTTGTATTGCAATACTGTCTTTTACAGGTGTTAACCCAGAGGTTTTAGTACTTTGCACATTAGAGCTGCCATATGATTGAGCAAATAATACATTTCCTAAAACATCTATTTTAGTAATTTTTTCATGCACAAATTCAGGTGGCTCATTAAATATATCTAATATTTTATATCTATTAGATCTTGTATTAATGAATTCATCTTTACCATGAAACTTTTTTAGAAGTAAATATGTGTCTTTTGTAACTTTATTTCTTTCTGCCGAAGAAAAAGAAATATACACATATCCATTTTCATCATCAAAATAAAATCTATCAGCAGCTAAATTATAATATTCAGCTGATGTTTCTTTAATAAAGTATTTAAAATGAGTAGCCCAAGCAGGAGGGTTATTAGTTAATTTTATATTAAAAGCATTGTAACTAACAGCTTGTTCTTTATTTACATAAAAAGAACCTGAGTCATTAGTTAATACTGGTGTTTGTCTATTAAATTTATCAACATAAACAACACCTATTTCATAATTTCTGTCTGATTTAATACTTCTTTTATACTCACTGTCTCTACCTCTTAAAGAAATTTCAAATTTTGGTTCATTATATATATCATAATTTTGAAAATAATTACCATATATAATTCTATTTCCTGTAATTTCCTGACTTTTAGCTCTTTTAGGAATATTGTCCCATTGTCTTAATAGTTGTTTGTTATCAACAGTAGATTTAATTTGTTCTTTAGTAATTTCTATTTCTAAAGTTAAATCAACTATATCTTTTCTTTTTTTGTTATCTAATATATATACATTATTATCATCATCAAATTTTAATAATATATCTATTTGTTTTACTGTATCAGGCCCAATATTTATATCTGAAAGAATAATTTTTTTTGTTTGATTTATTGAACCTTCATTAAATCCTTTTTTACCATCATATTTAAAATCACCGGGCAAAAATGCTACTTCTGAAAAAGGAGAAAATGTTGAAAATCTATTATCATTATATTTCCATCTATATCCAAATCTTGGAAATTTTAATTCATATATAGATTCATCTTCTATTAAAGTTTGTTCAATTTCATAATTTTTATTTTCAGGTGTACCTGAATATGAAACAACATAAAAAGTAATAATATTAGATAATATTCTTTCTATACCTAATATAGCGTTAAAATCTGCATCATCATCAGTTGGTTCAAATAATATGTTATCCCCAATTTTCCAATCAGGAAGAGTTGAATATGTTACTCTTATTGTTCTGTCTACACTGTTAGGTAATACTAATTGATTGTTTCTATAAAAAGAAAAAGAATCAATTACTATAGAAACAGTACCATCTCTTAAAGTATCTTTTAATGTTAAAATAGGGGATGTTTGTGGCGATTGTACACCTAATGAAATATCAAATTCGTTTAATTCTCTTGTATTATTATTAATATCTGTTAAAGATGTGCTTTGCGTTTTTAATATTGTACCATCTGAAGCTAATAATTCGTTAGAATAAAACTTAAATTTTTCAATATTTATAACACGAGGTTCGTTTAAATTATCTGTAAAAAATAATAATCCGTCTAATACATTTACACCATTTATAAAATTATTTTTTGAAAAACTTAATAAAGCACCATCTGAATGTAAAAAAGTTACGGATAAATTGCCTAAATCTTTTAATGTATACTTAATATTTTTAAATATATAATTATTGTTTTTATCCAACATTAATATTGTATTTTTTGGAATTGAAATATTAATTGCTGGGTTTGATACGGTTATATCAATATTTTTTAAAATTAAAGCTTCTTGATTTTCTATTAAAGGTATATCATCAATATTTATACCTGTTATATTTGATAAATTATTTTTTGAAATATTAGATAGTATTAATTCTTCTTCATCGTTTGATAAAAATGAAATGTCATTTAATGTAATAGTATTCGTATTTTTTGTATCTATTAATATAGGTACTACAATATCATTTAATGTATCGTATTCATAAATACCATCTAATTCATCAGCTGTAACAAACCAATATATTTTTTTATTTAGTAAATCTTTACCAGCACCTATACAGGCTGCATTTGTTAATTGTAAATCAAATATTTGTTTATTACCTAATACATTTTCAATAGCACCTACGTCTGAACCTTCAGATGTAGATACTTGAATATTTAAAGCGTCTCTATATTCTCCATTAGGAATAAGTCTTTCGTCAAGATCTTTATTCATTCGACCTGACGTAAACGTATGCTTTAATTCAGACATGTATTAGTGTTTAATGTGTTTAGACTTACCTCTCATAGTTTGAGTTAAGTCTGTAATATTTATTTTAGCAAGCCTAAGTTTTGCAGATCTTATAGCTGCCCTTCTTTCTTTTTTTAATCTGTTTATTTGATATTCAGGAACATTTGATTTTGCAGTCATAATACCATGTGCTATACACTTATATAATGCTTCTTCTGCAAACTTATGTACTCGCATGTCCCCGTCTGAATCCAACCCATCAGAAATATATTTTATAGTAATTACTTTATTTTTTAAATCACTTGAAAAAGATATAGTACCGTTATTATCATCTATAATAAAAAACCCGGATCTTGTTGCAGTTGTAGGATCTAATCCATATCTTTTACCAAAGTCAACATTATATCCGTAACCTTCTTCTAAAAAATTTATACTACTATCTGTTGTTGTTGCAGATGTGTCATTTGTTGATGTTTGAAATCTTTGTACAGTTAATGATGAAGAGCCTACTAATAAATTACCATTTGAATCAAATAAATAATTATAATCTGAATCTTGTAATACAGAAGTGGGGGCGGTAGATACTGGGCTAGGTTTAATAGGTCTTTCAATACCGTTATCGTCTACCATTGATATTTGTACATAACTTACAAAATCATGTGGTAAATCTACACTAAGTGAAGGTGGTAAATCTATTTCTTGTGTTTTTAAATTATTTATAGTATCATAATTTAATTCTTGGATTCCTCTTTGTGCATGAAAAGCAACTTCAGCTCTTTTAGCACTTTTAATTATTTTATCGTCACCAACCTGTGATACTATAAAGTTATTTATAATATCTGTTATTGGAATAAATTGATAATTACCTTTTTGGTTTCCAGCATAATATTCTTTTTGGGTTTGTTTAGTCCCGTCTGTGTTATAGGTTCCTAATGCCATCTATTATGATTTTTCTTTTTGTGTTTTTAAACTGTCTTTAGTTTCTGCTACCTGACTTATTTCAGGCTGCTTTATAACTAATCCAGCATAAGCTAATATTTTATATACTAATACAGTTTCTTCTGATTCGTGTAATTCAAAATCAACAGCAGATGAAGAATCAAACAGCTTTACCATATCTGTTGAATTATCATCTGTAACCTCCACATGAGCCCATTCGACTGTAGCGGGTTTTTTAATATATGAAGCTGCTATTTCTGTATTAGAAGTAATTGTTGTAGGATATACTTTTATTAATAATCCCGATCTAGTGTATATAGGTCTTGTAGTATCAGGCTTTGTTAAAGGTGAAGTATTTATATATAAAAATTCTATTTGATCAATTGGTTCAACTTCAATTGAATCATTATAATAAACTGTGCCTAACCTATATAAATCTGAAGGCAACGCATATGTATCTGTTGAATAAGTTAATGTTGCTGTTTTTTTAAATAAACTTATTTTTTCTTTTATATTTTTTACAATATTTGCAAACTCATTATTAATTTGACCACCTCTATTAAACTGTGTCAAATCATAAAAGTATTGTTCAAATATTTCTAATTGTGCTTGATTAGCTAAAAGATTGAATTCCTGTGGTGTCATATAACCACGATTTTCTTTATTTAAAATTGCTAATACTCTTTGATATACTGTATCTACGCTAACCATATTAATTATTATTTTAGTGTATAGGGCTACCTTATAGCAGCCCTACCACTATAAGATAAATTATTTTAATTTTTTATTTATTGATTTATAAACTTGTGTACCTTCATCAGTTTTTAAATACGCAGCAAATGCTGAATATGGATTTTCTTCAAAAGGAACTGTCATCAATTTCTTTTTATTTTTTGCCCAATAAAAATTTCTTTGATCACCATCTAAATCAACTATGCCAGCTTCAACTGCTTTAATAGCAAAGTTTCTTAACTGAACATTTTCATCTCTAACAAGATTTATAAAAAGACCTGGGTTATTTTTTGCAAATAATAACAAATCTCTTTTTATTTCTTTACTAGTCAAATCAGTAACAGAAGATCCTTGTTCAACTCTAAGTACAGCTTCTGCATGGTCTAATTCTAATTCTCTAGCTAAATTTAAAGCTTCAATTTCTAATTCTAAATCTAATAAATCATCTTTAGCTTCTTCTACACTATCAACTTCTGTATAAAACCCTCCTTTACCAGGATGATAAAGAGAAAGTAATTTTTGTAAACATTGATTTGTTTTAGGAACATATAGAGCTCCATCTCTAAAAACAATATGAGCTAAAGTAACATGCCCTTTTTGTTCATCAACAAAAGGACTTTTTTGATTTGTAGCATATCTTAATTCTCTTGCATATCCTTTTTCTTTGTCAAACCAAAGAAGAGGTGTTCTTGAATGATGTTTAGATGCTAATGTAAATGTTATAGGTGTTTTATTACCTGTTAAGATATAATTTCTATCTTTTAATTCCCATTTTTTAGTTTGGGAAGTTGTTTTTGTTTTCATAATATAATATAATAAGATTGTTAAAAGTAAAGGCAAGGGCACCAATTAAGATGCCCTTAACTTTACAATAAATATTAAGCTTGCGTAGCAGTCTTAAATAATACGAAGTTATTAGCTCCTTGAACACACAAACATCTTTCTGATAAGAAGTGTACATTCATTTCATCAACATCAGTAGTATAAACTCCACCTACAGATCCAGTGATCCAAGATTTCATTTTTCTATCATCAGCTTCTGAAGCTCTATATCTTACGTGCAAGAATGGTCTTTTGATATTTTTACCAAGTTGTTGATCATATACAGTTGAAGTACCTGCAGGAACAAGTACACCATCTATATTACCACCAAGACCTCTTGTAGTAGCATCGTTTAAGTATTTCCAATCAGTTTTATAGAAATCATAAGAACCTCTTCTAAAACCATTAAATCCTAAATTAAGTGCCATATCCTCACTATTATTAAATACACCAAAGTTAACACCACCTGTTGAATGTGGGTTTAAACTTGCAAGCATATCATCAAAAGCAAGTGCAGTGGATCTATTTAAGAAAAGCATGTTTTCTTCTATAGCACCCTGCTTATCTAAGTTTTTAAGAATTTCATCAAAATCTCCTAAAGACGATCTAGTCGTACTACCACTAAGGGCAGCTTCTCCAGAATTAAAGTTTTGATAAATATTACCTCTTGACTCAATAGCAGCAAATAAACCTTCAGTACCTTTAAAAGAAGCACCAATTGCTCCTGAACCAGAAACAGCAAGTTCACCTTCAACCATTGAAGTTTCAAGATAGTCTTCAAATCTAAGTCTTGTTTCATGCTCAGACTTTAAATACCATAAATATCCTGACGCACCGTTTTCAGTTGTTACTTCAACCCAGCCAATTTGCGCAGTATCAGAACCATTGATAGAATATTTATCTTTGATAATAATAGGCGAATTACTAAATTGTTGAAACCCTGCATCTATAGATCCAGACATACCAGCGGTACCCTTTTGAAATTCAGAACCATATACAAACATTTTACATGTAACAGATGACCCTGACGTAAGTCCCGCAGCTGTAAGTGTTGCACCACCATAAGCTAATACAGTAAATGAATTACCATTAGCGTTTATAGCAGATACAACTCCTTTTACTACTTTATCAGCATCCCAAGAACTTTGTCCGCTACCTGGGTTAAAAGGTGTTGAGCCAGCTTCTATAATTACAACAGTTTGTCCGACTCTAACAGCATGACCGTTTTTTGTAACTACACCTGATGTTGTATTTACAGAAACACTATCATACGCAATATGTAACCTTCCTTGTTCTGACCAAATTATTTGATCTGAAGCAGAAGGAATTTCAGCGCCGACCATACGAAGGAAAGAAGAAACGGATCTGTTACCATATCTTTCTACTTCTTTTTCATATACATCGGGTAAAAATTGTTGAGCAAATGTTCCTCCACCTGACCCTGCGTCAAATGTTAAATAGTTGCCCGAAAACAACGTTTTTGTAGGTGAAGGCGTTAACCCAGCGGGAAACGATCCACCCGTACTAAATAATCCCATTTTTTTTAAATTTTAAGTTATTGTTTAAATCTTACTCTTAATCTGTCAGCATCATCTCCACTTACAGCTCTAACTTTAAATCCTGTATTCGTAGTAACTTCTTGATGAGTAGCTCGGGGATCCATATCTATATTTTTAGATTTGGCCATAGACTCTTTAATAGCGTCTGCCCTTCCTTGCTCATAAAAATGATTAGCTATTGAATCAGCATTCATTGCTGTAAACAAAGCTTTATGATAACCAGCAGCATCACTCATTTCGTTTTCTTTATTTACATATTTACTAACTAATGAATTAATATCTGACTGTGTATCTTTTACTCTATCTACATCTTTGACTTTAAATCTATATCTGTTTTCGCCTACCTTATATTCAAAACCTTTGAAATTTTGGGAAAATACTTCATTTGTTTTTTGTTCAAATATTGATCTATGTCTTTGAGCTGTTTCTGTTGAGAGTTGCTGCTCTTGTTTATAATCATCGTAGAATTTAACCGCTTCTCTTTGTTCTGGGGTTAACTTTGAGCTTAACTTAAGGTCATTGTAATATTTTTGCTTCAGACCGGTGAGATTTGACTTTGCTTCCGCGATTGATTCTTTCAATCTAAGCTTTTTTCTTTTAATATCTCTTTCTTCATCTTCTTCTTCGTCATAAGAAAAAGTATCTTCCATTAAAAAGCTTATTTCTTCTTCAGATAAATGTGGTTTTGATTGTCTATAGTATTCACGTAAGACATCCATATCCTCCATTTTACTGTAATCTTTGTTTAATTTTACATAATCTTCAAGACTACCTCCAGTTTCATTCATAAATTCAACTAGTTTATTAATATTTTCGGGTAATTCTTGTGTTTCTTCTTTATTATTTACGTTTTTTGGCTCTTCTTTAAGTTTATTTGGAATATCTTTTATTTTTTCCTGTAAACTTTTTTCTTCTTCCTCATTTACAAGCTCTAATACGGACTCTTCTTCATTAACTTTTTCTTCTTCTTGCTTAGTTTCGCCAGTACTTTCTCCGGAAGGTTTTTCATCTTCTGCTTGCTTGTTTTCTTCACGAACTTCTTCGCTAGTTTCGGATTCGTTGCGAACAGGTACCTCATCTGTGCTTTGCTTTCCAGTGGCATCTTCTTCTTTTTTAAAATTACGTAAATCTATTTTTATTGTACCATCATCAGCAACCTCTGCTGCTGGTTTTTTTGGTTCTTCTTTTTTTTCTTCAACCTTTTCTTCAGCTTTAACTTCTTCTTTAGGTTGTTCTGTTGTTTCTTCAACTTTTTCTATTGCTTCAACAACTTCTTCTTGTTGTTCTTGTTTATTTGACATGATAAAATATTATATAATTAATAAAATTTTTAACGAGGTTCAAATGCCTCTAAATTAAATCCACTGCCCATTGTATCATTACCAGCGGATTCAAATTCTTGCTCTCCTTTTCTATCTTTTCTTTGTTCAATTAATTTAGACTGTTGGCTAGCTTGAATTCTTGTTCTTTCGTCTTTCCTATCTTCTTTAAATTTTTCTCTGCTAGTATAGACTTCAGATTCTTTATCTTTTAATGCCATATTTAATTGAAATTCATATGACATTAATTCTTTTTTCAATTCTTTTTCTTGTTGTAATTTTTGTATTTCAAGATCAGACTCAATTTGAGCTAATTCTGCTTTTTGTTGAGTTAATGCTTGTTGTTTTTGAACGTCAGCTTGTGCTGCAGCTTGTGCTGCTTGTGTATTTGATTCAGTTTGCATTTGTATATTTTGCTGTTGACGTTGCATATCATCATTCATTTTCTTTTTTCTTCTTACCTTCAACAATTGATTAGCTAATTTAATATTTTTAATTTCTCTAATATCAATTGCATCTTCTAAAAATATTTGATCTTTTGAAAGAGCTGCTTGTATATTATTTTCAAGCCTTGCTTTTTCTTCTTCATCTGGTGCAAGTTCTATAAATATTCCAAAATCATGTAAATGCATGTTTTTAATATCATCCAACGTACCAACATTAAATCTTCCTATTGAAGATATAAAAGCCTCTCTAGTTGGTGAATATTCTAAAACATCTGATATTCTTAAACTAACCGCTTCAGCAACTCTTGCTGTTAAATATAAACTAGCTTGCAATATATGTCGCGTAGCCGTATTTGAATTAGCAGCAGCTAATTTTTGTACTCCAAGTAAAGCGTATTGATCAGGCTTACTGCCATCTCTTGCTTCATTCAATCCGGTTACATCTCTTATCATTTGAAGATAATAATTATACGTTTGTATTAAAGAAGCTATTTTATTATTGCCACCATTAGATGTAAGTTCTTGTATTGGCACTTTAGCTGGATTCATATCACCGTCTTGTGTTAAAGATCTACCAATAACAGAACCTGTTTGAAAAAACATATTTAATGCTTCTTGCGGATTATAATTTGTACCGTTACCTAAATCTATTTCAGCAAGACCATCTGCATCAAGATAAACACCATCGGGTATCATTCTTGACATTACTTGTTGTAATTTTAAATGTGTTAACTGAATCATATCAGCAAATCCTGTAATTCTACTAACTAATGATTCGATTCTTCCTTTATATATTCTAGGTGCAACAATATGATAATTCATCATTACCTTTGTTGTATCACTTTTAGGTCTAATCATATTTTTTGCAAGACCCCATTTAAGAAGCATATTAACACCTAATACATATACTCCTTCATATACTACGTCTATTGATCTGCTTGCTTTTTCGAAAAGATTTTCAATATCCTCTGGCGGATTGAATTGATCATTTTTTTGAATCGCTTTAGAAGCTCCTGTAGCTGTTGTTTTAATTTTGTAAACTTCATTGTTGTATGTTTTATAATTAAAGTATAATACTTGTATACTATTTGAATCTAATACGCTATCTTCATTTATATATCTATTATGTGAAGATGCACTTTGATAACCTTGACTAGATATTTTTTTAAGAGTATCATTGTCTAAATTAGGAAATTGTTTTGCTATTTCATTTATTGTTACTGATTTTACCTCACCTATATAATAAATATCATCAAAATAAGGAGAATAAGTATATGAATATACTAAATCAGCAGGATCAACACATCTAACTTTGATTCCTTCTGCTTTGTTAAACTCATGTTTTACCGATGCAATACCTAACGTAACTAAATCATAATTTACTCTTTTTTGTGTTAAATCATAATTATTTTGATTTAATATAGTATTTATAGCTTGTTCTTCCGCAATTTCAATAGCTTGTTTATATTCTGTTTGCATATGCAAAGCTAATTCTTGATCATCAGCAGGTAATTTATTTGGATCAGTATTAAATAAATTTATACCTAATTTTTCTTGCACATTTTCATTAAACTGTTTAGTCTGCATATCATCCATAATTTTTTGAACATAATCTGTTCTTTCTTTTACAGATGAAGGGTCCTGAGAAAAAGCTTTAATATCAAATAATCTATCTGACATTCCATTTACAACTATATCTACAAACTTAGGTATAATAGGTACAGGTTTCCAATCTAAATTTAAATAAGACAAATCACCATTAATAGATAATTCATCTTTATATTTTTTTACTGATTGTTCTCCTCTTGCATATAAACGAAGTCTATGATATTCATCCCTATTGGAATAAAATCTTGTAGCACCATTGTCTCTTTTAAACCACTCGTGTTCAATTGCTTTTGCTACTTTTTCCCCATATTCAAAAGATGCTTTTTCTTCATCAGAAGCTATTTGACTAGGAAATGAACTTTTTAAAATTGTTTCAGCCATGCTATTTTATTATTGTTGAATGAGATCCTTTATTATTAAATCTCGCTATTTTAATATCTAAACTAGGTTTCATATATTTAGGTTTTGGATGATATAAATGTCTATTACACGCCATAATTGCTAAACCTGAACTTATTGTTGCATCAAATTTAGTTCTTTTATTTATATCAAACTTAGCCCAATCATTAAGCGTATTATTAAAATATATGTTCCCACCTCCATTTTCGTCAATGCCAACATGATTATTTATATACGTTTCAATTGCAGCCGCGTGTGCTTGTTTTATGTCTTCCGACGTATTTGGAATACCACCTATTTCTTTTTCTGTTATAGATAATTTATTCCAAACTTTATCAGGTCTATTCATTGAATAAGCCCTGTATCCTCTTCTTTTTAAATGATATAGTAATCTTGGTTTATTATTTTCTGCAAGTACAGGCATACCATAATAAACTAAAGCCATTAATACATCTTCAAAAAACAGTTCAGCTGTTTGAGGTCTTGCTACATATTCTAAAAAGAATGAATTAGCAGGAGCATCTTCCATACTAAACTTAGTTAATCCGTGTAAAGCCCCTTTTGAGCCTTGTCCGTCTGTTGTTCCAGATATATCGTATGAGTCACATCCAAATGCACCTATATGCTCATTACCTGGTGTTTTTATACCATTTTTTAAAATGATATTATTTTCTAAATTTTTAGGCGGTGTCCACGAAATAAAAAATCTACCGTTTTTATTTGGAGTAAACATTACTTTTGAATCTTTTATTCCATTTTCCCAAGAAAAAGAACCTTGCGTAATATATCCTTTACGCATTAAATCATCATTATAATCAATTTGCTCATAAATTTTGCTTAAATTGAATATACTGTTTTTAGTTTCATCTCTAAAAGCATGTTCTTCCGTTCTTGGAAATTGCCTATAATATTCATTTAAAGCATCTCCATCGTGCTTTAATCCTTCAACTTCATTATTCCAAAAGTCAACTACACCTGTGTCAATAAGCTCGCCATCGTTTCCAAGGACTTCTTTCTCTGGCGTTCCGAATACAGGATGTCCATAAGAATCAATGAATCCTTCGTAGTTCCATTCCATAGGTATGAACAAACTATATAATCCCGAGCTAGTCTGGCCATTACGATTTCGTTTTGTGACATCTGAATCATAATAAAGTTTTTTAAAATTATCACCTCCTTTATCTAATGAGTTTGACGTTGAACCCATCATACATTTTCCTATAACCTTACTTCCAAGTCGAAGTGTTGTTTTTGTAACTCTCCAGTTATTTAAAATGTTATCTGGTCTTTCCCATTTACCAGATTCGTCGTGTACTAAAATACGAAGCTTTTCACCATCATAAGAGTTGTCACCTGTGTTTTTCCAGTCGATAGTGGTATCCAATCCCTCCGGAATGTCATCGTCAAACCCAACGGAAGCTTTGAGGTTATTCTTTGTAAGCTTTGACGCTGGAACTCTATAAGCAAGCTCTGTCTTAGGTCTGTCCATACCGTCTTGAATGGGACGGAAGAAGAAAGGATAATTGGTACTAATTGGAACAACTTTATCTGTAAACATTTTTTTAGCGTCTGCTCCAGACTTTGAAAGTATCCCAAATCGTGCATCCTTTGTAATTGTAGCTTGATTGACGGTTTCACAACTTGCCATAAAAGAGAATCCCGATCTTCTGTTTTTAAGGTAGCATAAACCATAACATCTTTGGTCGGCTTTGCAAGCTTCCCAAAATATATAGAATATTCTATTTGCTTCGCGAAAGTCTGGTTTTCCAACATCAATTTTTGTCCACTGCAAATACATGTAGTGAGTACCAGTAATATAAGTGGGTACATTGTTGTTAATAAACCAAAACCCGTTTTCTCTTTTGTTAAATTCTTCATCAATATAATCGTACCATTTATTTTTAAAAATAGCAGGATATGTATCCCATTGAAATCTTGTTTTTATTTGATCTAATTCTTTAGGATATACATGTGCTTCCCATCTATTATTTGTATTAGATATTTTTTTAGGAGCAGGAGGTAAAGCTATTTTTAAATTTTGTATTTCAATTATATCACCTATAGCACCTGTTTTACTAATAACAATTATATCATGCTCTTTATTATATCCATAACCCCATTTTTTTGCTTTGTTATATCTTTTTATAACATTTAATTTAATAGGATTAATTAATTTAATTAAATCGTACATTATATTTATTTAGATCTTCTTTCAGCAAAACCTTTAAATGGTTTTTTTACTTTATCAGAAACATCTATAACATTTTTTTCACTTTCAAGTCTAGTTAATATTTCAAAAGCATCAAATATTGCTAATTTTTTTGTAGCTGCTGCGTTTTTTAATCTATCTGCAGCTAAATCCTCGTTAGGATCATTTAAAATAATTTTTTCTTCTGCTACTTTTATTAACTCATCTACTGCTTTATAACCAGCTTGGATTATATTCAATTTCATTTTTTTGTGTTCCATAGTTTATTGCTATTGAATTATCAGGAACTCTATATAGTCTTTCATTATCAAAAACAAATTCATATTCACTGTTTTCTGTAAAGCCTACTAAATCATCTTTTTTAAGATTTAAGCTTCTTAAACGTGGCGAAACGTGCTTTAAAACACCTACAAGAGGCTTTTCTTTACGCTCATCAAATTTATTCTGATTAAAAACAGGTTTTACAAAACTAAAACCTTCTATTGTTTTCCATTCATTATTTCTCTTATATAAAAATATTTGATCTATATAACAAAAATATTTATTTTCTTGAAAAAAACTTGAACCGTATTTATCTATACCATTCATACCATAAAATCTTCTAAAAATATTATGATGAACAATTACTTCATCATTTACTTTTAAAATAGGATTGTTAATTGGCGTTTCAATTATTTTACCTATTCTATTTACAAATTTATGATCTTCTATTGAGGTATTTAAAATTAATTCTTTTTTTTCAACTAGTTTTTTATTGCTATACACACCGTTTACCGGAGATATAATATAACAATGAAGATGCTTCATTAATATTCTAAATTATATTCAACTGCTATTGCCATATTTTTATTAAAGTTTTTCCAAGGTAATACCTCTTCTTCCTTCTCTATATAAATATTATAGCACTCATCTTCTTCAATAATTTCAACTATTTTATGCCCTCCAAATACTTCTTGGCCAATAGAGTAATGCATTGCATCGTTTTTATAATCTCTGCCAATACTAATTTTTCTTATTAGATTCATCTTTATTTTCTTTTAAATTTTTGCAATCGTTTAATATTTT